AGTTATGGAATTTTACCATGACCACACCTGTCCAGTTATAAAATCTTTTAAACAGTTTACCTTGTATTTTCTTCAGGGTTTTACCTCTTGGCATTACCCAACCTACTACAAAAAATAAAAGTGAGAATGTGAGAGTGACAATATAATCTACCAAATCACTATTCATTTCCATTATAATATCTTGCATTGTATATCCTTTCATATTGCAAAATCAAGTGGTAGTTTTTTGTTGAGCAGAAACTACCAAAACTGCGTCGAAGTGACCCATCGGATTGGGGAGTTTATCTACCGAAAGTAGAAACTCACTTGGTTTCGGTACTTGCTTGCTCTCTCTTCTGTGTACCACCAAGCACTTCGCAATCTCTGGAACATCATATATTTTTATTTATACTCAATGCTCCAATCTTATTTAAAAATAATATAAAATATTGTGTAGGATCGTTTAATCCTTTTCCGAAACTGTAATCTCTAGGGTTTGTATGATGATAATCATGACTGCCTTCTCCCCAGTTTATAAAACTTAGATACCATGGCACATTACGAATGTATTGTTTACCTCGTTTATCACTATGTTGCCATGCGTTAGTAATACCCATAGACCATTGGCCAAGACCTGCCCCAGCAAATGCTGCCCATGCAAAGTTAAGTCCCCACTCTTGAATATAAAGATATGGACCATCGTACCAATAAAAGTTAGTCAGATAATACCATAGTTCTGGAAGCATTACGAATATTCCATTTGTATAAGTCTCTACAATAATACCCCATAACAACATTAGTAAGTATGCACCAAAGATAGTAATACACATAGATTTAAAACTATTATCGTGATACCATCTAGCAGTTTCGTTTCTAAGTAATCCCCTTGTAAATCTTAGTGGTACATTTTCAAATGGTACATCCCATCTATGGGTTAAGGATCTTAAGAAACCAATTTGATGTGGACTGTGTGGATCTCTCTCCTCGTCTAGATATGCGTGATGCATTCGATGTATTACTGCCCAAGCGAGTGGACTTCCGATATTGCTTACTATACAAAGAGAGCAGAATAAGTGTTCGAGCCATTTCCATTTTACTGTTATACTATTATGTGATAATCCTCTATGAGCATATATTGTTATAGCCATCGCTCCAAAAAACCACCATGCGAGAACATAGGGTATCAAGTCCCAGCGACCAAATACAATTATTCCTAACAGGCAAAGCTGGGTCCACCACCAATACCTGATACGAAAATTAATCTTGTAAGTTGTTAGATGGCTTTCTCTAAAATTACTGAGCCAATTACGCAACCCTTGAAATCCGACAGCGAACAATGTATGTTTACTCCTTTTAATTTTTCCTCTATCTCTTTACTCGGTACTAAGTTCGGTGAGATATAAGAAAACATTCTAGCTTCTTTCATACCAACGATTGGGTGTCGTCTGGCTTTTACAAATGCTTCTTTTAACACCCATACCTTTGCTAGATAATTACACTTCTGTCTATCTAGCAGTCCATTATAAATCTCTTTCTCCTTTGGTGATAGGATAGTTTCTGACCATTTCTCTCTTCGTCTTTCAAAACGAGACTCGAGAACCATGTCAATACCATGTCCTATAATCGATGCTCTTGGTGTCATGATGTATATTTCTTTAACATTGCCTTCTTTTCTTCGGCAGATGCAATCTTCTCTAATAGTTTATCGATTTCAGCTATCACTTCTGCGTGTTCACCAATACCTACTGAATTAGAAATATAAATTTGTAAGTTTGCATTTGCTTCAGCAATCTCACCATCATATTTTTTAATTACAGAATCTACAATTAGTTCGGATCTTTCAGTCCTATTTAATCTCTTCATTTTTTTTGTCCTCTATACTATATATATCATACCTGATATTGTCTATATCTTTTAAGTTCATTTGACCAGCTTCATGTATAGTCCAAGCAATCCCTCTAGTATCATTTTCCCACCAATCAGGTTTAGAAGGATCTTGTAATACCACCTCACAATATACTTTATGCTCTTCAATAGTTGCTTGGTTGGCATGCCCATCTGGGATAGGTCGGTTATCAGGTTTTTTTAGTTGTTCTTCAAAGTGTATTTGTCTTTGTACATCAAGTTGATACAGTACATGATTAACAAAGTATCTTACAATCCCCTCGTCAAATAGTTCATCAACATGGTCGACATAAGTATTCATTACAAAACCATTCAATTGCATTTTAATTTTTTTGTTGTCCATTGTCGCAAACTTGCGATTAATTACTTTAGATGTCATTTATACTCGGTGCTCCAATAATATTATATCCACAATCAACATAGTGTGTTTCACCTGTCACACCTGATGATAAATCAGATAGGAAGTAATATGCACTTCCTGCTATATCTTCTAGAGTGATATTTCTTTTCATTGGGTTCACTCCCTCTGCCCATTTTAACATGCCCTTGGCACCTTTTACTGCCATAGCACTTGATGTTTTAATTACTCCTGCCGATATACAGTTTACTCGTACACCAACTTCGGCACAGTCTCTAGCCAAGTATCTAGTAGCAGTTTCTAAACTAGCTTTTACTAGACCCATTACATTATAGTTATCGTAAACTCTACGAGAGCCATCATAACTAAGTGTCAAATATGCACCACCTTTATTCATCATAGGTAAACTGTGTCTTACTATATCTATAAGAGAATAACATCCTACTTCCATACTGTATAAAAAGTTTATTCTACTAATATCTTTCATATTACCATCTAACTCACGAAAGTCTGTCATACTCATAGCATGTACAACATAATCTATCTTAGGATAATGTTGTTTAATTTCTATGAAAGCATTTCTAACTTGCATAGGGTCGGATACATCACACTTGATGACATGAGCCATCGGTGACAGTCTAGTAATTTTCTTTTTTATGGAATCGTTTGGATAGGTAAAGACACAAGTGTATCCTTCATCTATCAACTTGTTGGCGATACCCCATGCGATGGAGCGATTATTCGCCACTCCCATAACGACAGCTATTTTCATCTATGATTATTTACTCGAACAGTGACATCAGTTGCGTTTAGCTTATTTATGTTTGGGTAAGTACATTCCCAATCTTCTCTAGACCATTTGTCATTTAGAACATCATATACATCAAACTGTACCTCTTTCTTCTCAGCAGTAGTTGCATCTCTATATGCTACAACTAATCTATCTTCAGTACATACACGAACTTCACCAGCATACTCAATATTATTCTCTAGATCTTTTAGAGTCACCAATCTTTCTTCTAGTGGTTTTGTCATTTTTATGCCTTCTTAGTAAATTTACCAGACGAATCTCGCTTTTGAGTTTTACTCTGGTGTGGTTTTTTAGCTTTCTCTTCAGCAACCTTTGCTTCAGCAATCATCTTATCAGCTTCTTTTGTATCAATATCAGCTACCTTGCTGGCAAGTTCTGGAGTAATCTTGGGATAGATCTTATCCAGCCTTTGGTCTTTGATAGCTAAAAGAATCTTTGCTTCTGCATGTGGTACACTTTCAAGCATCTCAATAAATAAACCTTCTCTTTTCACAGGTTTAAGATCTTCTCGCTTGAAAATATATCCTATTCGTCTTGCTTCAAGATACATATTAGTGGGTGACATATCGTCTTCCTCGCTTGGTTTATAAGGAGGGTTGCCTTCTGGCAATATCCACTTGTTAGCAGGATTGAATGCATTTTCAAAAATAATTTTTACTAGTGCATCATCTTTATATTTTTCAACATCCCCAGTATCATTTATATCCTGAAGAATCTTATCTATATACTTCACAGCCATATTAAAAATCCTCTATTTCTTCTAATAATAAATTACAGCGATTCTCCATCAAGTAATTATACAGTGACATCTTATCGCCATTCGCTTTATTATTTAGGTATTCATCTGAGATCGCTTTTTTATATTCTTCTGGTATATGCGATAAGGATATACAAGTTTCATTACGATCCCATCGTTCTCTTTCTTGGTCAGTTTTACAAGCATCTCTGCCATAAGTATAAAACTCCTCGAGTATTTTCTTGGTGACAGGTTTCTGCCTTACACCATCCTGATGAAATATATCATCAGGGGAAAATATATTTGGTACACCATCGCCAGTGTCACCCTTTACGATGTGCATAGTAGTAAACTCTTTAACAGTTTCTCCTTTAGCAAAAGTGACAAACTTCTTCTGCATAGGAGAGAACTGTTTTACATTGTCAAATTTTTGAAGCTGTTTAAAATCTTTATCACTTGACACTATCATTACAGGTTCGTGATTACCAAACTCATTGGTGTGTTCACATAATACACCTATAACATCATCAGCTTCACATCTATCTATACGCATAACTTTGTAAGGAGAGTACTCAGCAATCTCATCTCT